AAAGAGTGTCATCTGGACCATGTACCCCAACGGTGAACAACTGTACACCATCCACGAACACATTACACCGTCTAACACAACCCAACTCAACAATGTTCCACGTGAAACAATGACCCACCAGGCAACGTAGTGGATTATGTGAAATTATAAAAACACTTGTATTCTAGAATACTTGTGTTATAATATGGGTGTAAAGAAGGAGGGTCAAGAAAATGACTAAGGAAAAATATAAAGAGCGCATTCAAAAACAATATGATTATGTTTTAGAGGAAGTTAACGGATGGCATGAGTTAGCTAACGTGTTAAAATCTTTATCTGATTATATTAGTTATTGTATTGATATGACTGAGGATATTTATAACGATAAAGATATCGATTATCTATCTTATATTGAATTGAATGAAATGATTAATTACAAGTTTAGAGAAGTTTGTAGAATTGTAAAGAAGGGATAACGTATGGGTAATTATGCCAGTCTTAAGCGCTTATGTTCTGAATTAAATAGAACGCTTGGTATTACTAGTGATACTGAGCGTGAGAACTTAATACAGTCCTATTATAATCAAGGACTGATTAGTTATAGACAATATTATTTATTATTGGTTAGTGTTAGAAAACACGAGTACATTAATAATACATTTATATCTATGTATAGTGAGAAATTGTAGGTGATAAAATGAACACAGATATTAAAATCGAATTGGAATTTTATTTTGCATTTGACGGTTTAATTATTGCGCGTTCTACAGACTATAAAATAATATTGTATACATATATTAAGTATTATAATAAATATGGTTCAAAACATGAGTATTATTTATATACTGTTAATAAACATGATCTTAAAGATTTTATTAAATTAAAAGAGTGATAATTAATATCACTCTTTTAATATTTACTGAGTATGTAACTTAATAATCTTTTCGTTTCCTGATTGTTATAATAAACACACCCATCACGATATGATCGTATTAACATGTTTAATCTTTGATCTTTACGCCATAACTTAGCTATCATCATATTCTCACGGTTATTACTTCCAATAGAATAACAATATCCGTATTCTTTATTAATCTGTTGGTTGATATAAACATAACCCGTGTTCATATCCATCCATACACCATAATAAATATCATCATAGTATAGTGTACATAAATAATCACATACATTCGTTTTCTTTTTAATAAAGTCATTTGTGTCATACGCAAACTTACCAGCGTTATACTCTCCGTATGTCGTTCCGGATATTAATTTATGGAATTTCGATTTTTCTTTGTTTCCTTTTTTATATTCATTTTGACATATTTGAACAACGATTTGTTCGACGGATTCACTACCCTTAAATGTGTTAAATTCTTTTTCGGGATTGGGTGTGATACCAAAATAACTAAAGTATGGGTTAACAATGCTAACATTGTTTGCTAATAAATATACATGTCCTTCTCGCTGTCTAAATATAGAGTCAATAATATTTAATAATATTTCAACTTCATTCGGGATGTATGCGTTAAAACCTGCCTTTTCAGGTATAAACTCATCCACAATAATTGTATCCACATCCACATAACTTGTTGATTTTAAGCTGGCAAAAGATGTTAAGGATGTAGCGTAACCCATTTCACATCCATTTATATAAAAGGTGGTAAAGTTGCTACCACCTGTAATTTTAAATTCATCATCTTTGAAGTTTTCAAACTGATCATTTAAAAATGTTTTTATTTTCTTTAGGTCTGTTTTGTAACGACGTAAATAAAGGAATTGTTTTCCTTTTTTCTTGTATCGACTAATACAGTCTTTTTTAAATCCATACGTTTTACCTATGCCACGACCACCAATGATGAAATTTAAAAATTTGTTGTATGACTTTATGTTGGTAGGGTTGTACCAATCAATTGATTTTGTCATTTGAATACTCCATATGGTAGGTAATTAATACCTTTTGAGTTTAACTCACCGCCAGCCATCCAGCGACGCTTACTACTGTCACCAATCCAACTAATCCATACATAGCCATCACGTTTAACATAACCGTCATATCTTACACTCATACCGTTTGTATAATATAAACCCGTGTCATTACCTTTTTGACTCGGTGCTTCTCTGATTTTAATTGTGCAATTTGGGTAGAAAGTACCATATTCCTTAATAAAATCACTTGGAATTTCATTTAATACCTTCTCACTTTTTTCATCACTTAAAATCATAGCTTTAGGCATGAAAGCCGTATCGAATGTTGCTGAATATGGAAGTGTGACAATATTAACTAAACCATTCTTATCTCCTTGGTTAGCCCCTAAAAAGTGACCGTATACACCGTTAATATCACTATCAAAAATAGCGACATGACTTAAAGGTGTAATGTTTGGTACTTCCTTGAAAACAACAATTGCGCCGGGTTGTAACTCAGTAACTTCAACACAATTATATGTCATTCCATTTGTTTTTCTGTTTAACCAAATATCTTTAACATATCCGCTAGATGTACAATTAGCACCTTTAAATCCGTTCTTTTCACACCAGTCAAAATACAAATCCCAACATTGAGAACCGTAATAGTGGTCACGATCTACATATGTACCTAATACTTTTTGCCTATAATCATAATATTTATTTACATCAATATTCATATTTTACCTCCTAGAATATATTAAAAAATAATCCATATTCTTGTAACTCCGCGTATAACTCGTTTTCGATTGTAATAACCGCACGCCTTGAGCCTTGTAAAACTTCCGCTAGTGTTTGGATACCGATATTACCTTTACGCTTAAAACTATACTCTTCATGTCCTGTCGTGTCATTGGCGCTTTTTGGTTTCGTAATAGTTTTTGCTATGTTATTAACATAGTCGTTTGTATCAATGTCAATACGTCCTTCTGGAGTTACAGACTGTAAAGCGATACTTGTATCTTCTCCGCTTGCTTGCGTGTTTCCTCGACTATCACGCGTATAAGTTTCTGTGTAGTTTGTATTTGCGGTTGGGTCGTCCTGGTCTTGGAATGGGATAGTTTTAAACAGTGTATAATATCTATCCATATTGATTTCAAACCAGTGTTGAAGCTCAAATTTCCAATACGCGTAAGTTTCCTGCCCGATTTCGTCAAACCAAAAGTGCTTTAATATTCCTGTTTCTAAAGCCTTACGCCTTTCAAGGTCATCATAGAAAGGATAGCTAAAATCGAAAATCTTTTTTCGTGCGATCTCTAACACTTCCATATCGCTTAATTCATACTGAGCGTCAATTAATTCTGTTAATGCTAAATTGTGACATACACCACATATTGTTTCGGTGTTTTCAGCAAGCACAGGGCTTTGCAATGTCAATAAATAGTTAGGAACTTTTAATTTATTCATCATTGTCATCACCTTCTTTAACATCCAAATTTTTATTAATATTAAAATCTTTAATACTTGTATTTGAATCTAATTCAAGTAATTTCATGATTTCTTCATAATCTTCATAAGGGGCAAATTCAACACTTGCATTTAATCCGAATTTTTTGTTTAATTCTTCAATGGCTTTTTTACGTTCGCTTAACCAAATGTTTCTAGACGCGATAACCTGCTGGTTGTTAGCGTTGACCTCATCCGAAACCAACCTTTCTTTTTTGTCCATATTGGCATTTTCAATCCCTAAGAATGTCATACACTCCCTTAAAATCGCCTGTTTCATTCCGTGCAATTCGTCGGCAATAAAAGGTGCGTTTGTTTGTAGTATGTTAATATCTTCCGTTCTGAAACCTTTTGACGTGAAGATCGTTTGCACACCTTGTAAAATCTTCTTCATGAAAATTTTAAATTGTTGTAACATCCTCCTATCACCTGTAATGATATACGGTGTCCACTGCATAGTTAAATTCTGATCCATAGTTCGACTTGTTAAAGCTAATTTTTTAGCATAAAAATTTAAGTATGGGAATAATCCGACATATAAAGGGCTGTTTTTCATAACCACGCATTCATCACTTGTTAATGTCTTTTTAATAAGTGGGCTTGTGGAAACTGTATGATATTCGGTCGGTAAAGTGTAGTGGTTTAATCGACCACCTAATGTTATCTCACTACATATCAAACCTAACCTTTCATCATCATAAAAACCAATGTAACCGCGTGTTTGTAAAACATATTCTAAATAGAATGTATTAATGGATTCGGGCAAACCTTTATATTTAAACATGTTTAAACTCAACATTTGTAAGTATGTGTAATAAATAAAATCCGCCTCTCCATTGTTCATAGTAGCAACATCAACCGCATTTCTACAATAATCTGTGAATGAACTTGTATCATTCAATAAATTCATTTTAATCATCTCCTTTTAATTATATGTTAAATAAAAAAGGTTGAACCGTCAACCTTTTATATTAATGTACTTTCTTTTCCTTATAATTTCCGTATTTGTCACACTGTGTATATGAATATCTTTCACCGTTATTTTGACTATAATCACCAACATTCTTATTGTGCCATAAAGTAATACCATTATCAAATACACGTTTTATTTTCTCTAAGTCGTTCGGGTCGATATTTGTACCTTTAATATTACATTTTACGGTTTGAATGTAGTTCCATGATATTTTAGATCGTAAATTAGGGTAGTCAATTGTATTTGTAGCATATCCGCGCATGTTCCATATTTTTTCTAGTTTCTGTTTATATTCGTCTGTTGGTCTATAAACGTATAATACAAATGTGTTTAAATCTAGTGCTATTTGTCGCATTAGATCATTAGAACCAGTTACAATACTGTCAGCCGTTGCCTGTGCGTCGTGAATACGCGCGTTGTAACTATCCATAGCATTTTGAATATTAGTTTGATTTTGATATTGTGTTGTTAACTGTCTTAATTGATTTCCGATTTCGGTTGATTGACTATTAGCACTAGCCTGTGCATTTGCGTTTGCAAGTGCATTTGCGTTTTGCATGTTAGTTTGTTTTGTGTTGATTTGGTTTTGCATGGCTGTTTGTCCAATACCTAAACCAGCTCCCACCAAACTACCAACCGCACCGCCAATATTACCGGTTAACGCGCTGGCAATTCCACCACTTAAACCACCTATAGCGCTTATACTTGCATTGATCATATTTGATTTGTTTTGTAAATCGTTCAAATTACTAGCTAAATTTGTATTTCGTGCGGTAACACTTAAATTTAAGTTATTTTGTAAGCTTGTCTGAGCGCTTAACGCATTACCGGTTGCACTTGCTATAGCTGAATTTGTTTCATTTGATCTTCTAATATTGGATAATCCAACATTCATAGAATTTCGTGATGATTGTAGCATTAAAGCGGTCGTATCACTAATAATAGGTAAGCTAGTTTCATATTGTGATTCAAAAGAATTATCTAAATTGATTAAGTCTGAATAAGATTCATCTGATTTTGTTACCTTATAATTTAATGGTACAATATTTATTTTTGAGCTGTTTGGTGAGCCGACATATATAAACTGTGCGTTTTTCATGTCTTCCCATAATTCATTTTTAAAAGCTTTTGTTGTTCCGTTATTATCACTAATAAGCATATAACTATATGGATATGTGTATAATTTTGTGAATTGAGTAAATCCAATAAACGCTGGTATATTATATACTCGTGTTTCTTGATACGCGCTTAAATCATTTGAAAACATATCATTCATTACTTTAGATTTATACGTTAATATTAGATAATTACCTTGTTGTTCATTAGTAAAGCAGTCTCGTTTAATAACAATTTGGCCATCTTCAACAACTAAACCGGGTATAGAATTGGTTACCACTATAGATACGCATTTACCAACTAATTTTTCATTTTTTCTAATGGCGTCTAATATTTCTGATAGTCCGCTAATTGTTACAGTTTGGCCGCTTACACTTCCAATTTTTAATGTGGTTATATCTGCCCCATTATTACGATTAAAAGGTAATATATAATAATTAATTTGAGAAGGTGTTCCTAATTGTGGATTTGTAAAACTATCTGTTCCCGACATGTCGCATGTCATACCAATTACGGCGAAACTCGTGAGATTGTTCGCGGTCATTAAATATTGTTTATCGCTAATTAAATCTGTTCCAACCTCTAAATTCTCCGGTTGTGTATTAATACAAGGTCGGTTTACACCATCACCGGTATCATAATATTGTGGTCTATGCTCATAAGCGATGTATGACTCCATAAAGTTACTTTCAATCTCAAACCGCCATGTTTGTATCACATCTGTTTCAAAGCTAATACTAGTGGCATTGTCATTTAAGTAACCTAAACTTGTAATAAAACAATAAATCCATTTCGCTTTATTACCTGTAGACCCATTTTGATAAATTAAATAATTGTATAAACGTAGATCATCATAAACACCAGGTACAACTACCGTACCATCTTTTCTTTGATACGTGTAATTTTCAAAAACAATATGGTCATAGTTATTTATGAAAAAATTAAATTGTTTTTCGGGTGTGTCGAATGCACCCCAAAAAGTGTTATTCATTGCGTCAATTTCTAAACCCTTCAATAAATAAATTTTACTTTGTGGTGTAAATTGGCTATTTACGACTCCTATACTCACGCTAATCATCTCCTTTTATTTTATCTTATTAAAAAATAGTTGAATGTTCAACTATTTTATTTGTTTTTGATATAGTCATAAATTTCACGCGCCTTAGTCCCTCGTTGTGGTTGGTTCGGGTCGGCTGGTCTTTCGTAGTTCGCTAGAAATTCTATTGCTAGTGTATAAGGGTCGGCGGTAGATTTTGAAAAGCTCGCGAAACTTTCGGGGTAAGCTGGTGTAGCTATCCATTGCTGGTTATTTTCCATTTCCCATTGAATTCGCTCACACTCACCAACTCCAAACTTAGAAACATCCGGGTAATATCCTTTTTCTTTTAGCCAGTCAATTATCTTTGTCCAAGGCGTCCACTGAACTAGCCCATATCCACGACTTGCTACCGGTTGTGCAAATGGAACATCACCCTCCCATCTATTCGGGTTAACGGTACTTTCAAAATAAGAGTTTCCCAATATACCAGCAACCGCATTTGCAGTCCAACCTTTTGTCTTAAAAAATTGCCAAAATGCTAACCAATTTTGTTTGGACTCATCTTCGGTAAGTGGTCTTGTGTTATTAATATCACCGGGAATAAACCATTTAATTGTTGGTGTTGGCGGTTCGGGTTTGATTTCTTCTTTTGTTTTATAAAAGCCAAGGTCAATTCCTAGACCGTCTAACATAAAATAATGTTTAATATATTTGTAACTTGGTTCGGGTGTTGGAGGTTGACCTCCCTCAAATGTTTTCCACTGTTGACCATATCCATTAACGATATTTGTATCATTCACATAAAAAACATTATTCGGTAATTCTGATCCACTTAGCGCATAACATTCATTACCATAACTACACACAACACCATAACTAACTAGACCAGCGTTTAGTGTAAAAGACTGATCTATGTGACAGTGGTCACCTGTTGCCATACCAGCCGTACCCGTATGATAAATTAAATCACCTTGTTTATATTGTGTTTCTGTTGGTGGGTTTGGATCATGTGTAAAACTTACAGTCACATTTTTTAAACCGCTTGGTGTCCATACCTCATTATCACTTTGATAAACTCGACTATTTCCGGATGAGTAGGTATGCACTAAATGACAACTAAATGGAGCATACACATGTACTCTAACTTGTCCACTAATTGCATTATCAAAAGGATGTCCACAACAATGGCTATATGATGATGGACTTGACCATTGCGTGATATTCATTGTTTCCATAGGAAATAAACACACTTCATGACCATCATGTGCTAACTTTTGACCGGCTTTCATAAATTTAATTCCTCCTCTAATATTGTTAACTCGTGTAGTTTCTCTTTACAGATATTATATCGTTCATAATCTACATCTTTTAATATGTGCATAGCTTGCATATAAAACTCAATATAAAAATAAACGCTTAAACCTTCCGGTAAGTTATAGGGAATATCTTCCGGTTTAGTCATTTTGTAAATACTTGATAATTCACATTTTACTTTTTCCATTATGATCTCCTTAAAATAATAGCAAGTATTAAATACTTGCTAATTCACACGTTTCCAAAAATAAACTGCTATATATGGTTGTACATTGTTATGGTAACCATCACCACCAACGCTATCACTATCTATCTTGTAAGTCTTCATATAATTCCCGTAGGTAGAAGTATTACTAGAAGGTGTTACTTCTTGAACAATTGGTGAGTGGTATTTATGAGAATGTGACGGTATTTCATCAATGACTAATTTATGTTTATACTCACCACCTGTGGTATTAACTTCAAATTCTTGTGTGTTTGTTCCATCATCACCAGTACCAACACCAATTAATGTTCTACCTTGTCCAAATTGTTCCCAAGTTCCTTTTAAATAAGTGCCAGGGTTTGTTTCAGTTAAACTAATGTACACGGATCCAATAGGATAAATAGAATTAATCGTATTATTAATTGTTGTATTAATTGTTGTATTAATAAGACTCGTTAACTCTTTTTTTGTTGTAGTAAATCTAGTATCTGTTTCCGTTTTAAAATTTGATAAATTATTGCTAACATCCGTTATTTTTAGGTTGATCGCGTTTTCTCTTTCTTGCCAGTCAATATTAAAGTGATCTTGAACCATTCCTTTAATTTCTACATCCAATTGTGATTTATTCTTAGCCCATTCAATATTAAATTGTTCTGTGGTTGCTTGTTTAGTTGCATTTATAGCATCTTTTATTTGTGAGTCTACAATCTCATTCCACTGCACCACAACATCATTCACAGCTTTTATCACCCATTCAATATAACCTTGCAATTGGTTAATACATTGGTAAATATTCATACCCGTATTAAATGCGCTGACATATTGTTGAGCGAGATTTTTACCACTTAATTTTAATTCACTGTATTTCGGTAAAATATTTTGTAGTTTACCATCATCAATAATACCCATATTACTCGCCTCCTTCAGTATATCCAATTAAAGTTTTTAATTTGTCCGGTAAAATATCAGGGTTAATTTTAGAAATGTTCTCAATAATACTAACTACTTCTGTAATGATCGCATAAGTACAAATTACAGGCACTAGGTCTACCCCAAAAGGTAAAGTCAATAAATTTTCAGCATAATTAATTAATACACCTAATGCGTAACAGAACACAAATCCAACTTTTTTAAATAGTCCATCTCTTAATTTACTAGACTTAATTTGACCGCCGTCTCTAATTACTCCAACAATTCCAGTAATAAGGTCCAAACCATTAAAAACCAATGCCACTAGAATAATTTTCATTTTAATCACCTCTTTCTTTTTCTATCATAATAAAAAATAGTTGAATGTTCAACTAATTTTAAATAAAAAAGAAAAAGAGTTAAATTAATAACTCTTTTTCCTAAGTTGCAATTTACCTAAATAATAGAAAGGAGGGGTGCCATGTCCTACTCATGACACCGATATTATAACACAACTATACGTTATAAACAACCTTAATATTACATGTTACACTAGTATTTGCGTCTGTAATTGTTACTGTGGCTAATCCTTCAGTATTAATCGCTGGTAACCCTTTAATTGTAACGTGTCTTGAATCATCCGTCAATGTTGCACTAACCATTCCTCCCACGTTTGATTTAGCAGTTAAATTAACTGGCGCTTTTAATCCGCTAGTCTGCACGGTAAATGGTACTGTTACACTTCCGCCTTTTTTAACCTGTACTACTTGAGGGTTAGCATAAATTGCCGTTACTTTTTCTTCAACTTCACCAGATACGAATGCAATAGCGTTTGCAAATCTACTTGTTGCGATACCTTCCCAGTGATGTAAGAAGTAGTTCCAATATAAACCTTTAGCATTATAGGCAACACCTACACTATATTTTTGATCGAATACACGATATATTTCACTATCAACAACTAACGCTTCAATTGTTCCTTGTTTTGTGTTAGGCAAAGTTGGAAGCACTAAAACGTGCGCTTTAAACTCAGCGAACTCTAATTGGAATGTTTGAGCCAGCCAATCAATGTTTAAATAACTGTTCGATTTTCCGTTCAAAATTACATAAATATCTTCGTAGTCATTTTGTTTAGTGACCGCCATTGCGTTATATTCATTTGTTGGTTCTGTCAAATATGACGCGTATTCTGTAATTTTACGCGCTAGCTCTTTAGCCGTTTCTGTATTCGTCACCGCACTTGTATTAACGATCTTCATATGCCCATTTTCGTAGTGAGTCACTAAAGCGGATTTCATATAATTATAATCGTCTTTGTTATCTCCATTATACATAGAATCAACAATACGTGCGATTAAACTATTTACCCCGTCCCAGCTCACAAAGTATTTTCTTAAATCATCATCCGTGATAGTAGCCGGATAAAAACTTTTTCTGTTTACAATGTAGAAAGCTGTTTTAATGTCCGGAAGTTCACGTTTAAATAAAGTGTCTTCCGCGCCGGCTTGATCATAAGCATGCTCTTTTGCACACTCAACAAAATATTCCTCCATTGTATAGCCTAAGCTCATGTTTTCCATTTTAAATGGAGCTAGTTTATTCCTTAAAATATTTCTATGAGCGATAACTCTACCAATTCGAGTAGCTAGCGTCATAAACTCAACGCCTAAAGTGTCCGGATACTCTAGCAAGCCGTTCATAAACTCTAAAGAATTTGTTTCGTTTGGATTGCCAATTATACTTCTAAAATTACTTGAACTTAAATTATACATTGCACTGGCAACTTCTTGACCCGTTGGTTCATTCTCTAGACCTAAATCATTTTGAATTGTTTTTGCGACATCTTTTCCTGATGTTCTTGTCATATTAATCACCTCATTTTTCTATACGCCTAGTTTGCGTAAATCTAAACCTTTGTGTTGTGGTTTCTTATCCTCTGGTTTTTCAATCCCAATTTGCATAAATAGTTTTGAATTTGCTTCCGTTAACATGTTATTTTTATCAACTAAACTTTTATTTAATGTTTTTAAATTATCCAACTCCGTAAAAGTCTTTTCAACTTCCGAACGCATGTCATTTAACATAGTCGAGCGTTCGGCTTGATCTTCAACTGTTAACACTTCCGTAAATTTGTTTCTCAATTCATCACGTTCCATATTTTACACATCCCTTCTATTTATAAATATATTATATTAATACTGTAAAGTCAATATAAAATAAAAACCCTCTTTTATGAGGGTTTCATAAATATAGGTTGTAAAGTTTAAAGTGTTACCAGCTAGATTACTATGCCTAATTATGTTATCAGCACGTTTCACCGCGAGTAATTCTGATATACATGTCTGATTTCCGATCTTTATTCCTTACATATTAATAATAACATGTTATTTTATTTTTTCAAATCTTCTTTAATTTTATCTTTAACGTATTGACTAAATTTTTTGTTTTCTAATAACTTTTTAATATAGTCAACAACTTCAACCTCATTTTTATTTATACAAACACAATATTTATTTACGTGATCCCGATACCATTTATTTCGGTTTTCTTTCGATTTTTCACTCATCATCACCATCACCTCCATTTTCTTTACACCATGCCAGCGGTTTACCTAGTATATACGTATGCACAAATTCATTTGTTTCATGATTAACAATACTCCAGCCATCCTTTAGATATTCATTTAATGTGTCAATATCTTTTCTATACGCGCTATAATCATAATCTTTTATACTTCTTACAATAACAACTTTATTCTTCAGCGGTGGACTTCCGAACATGATCTCATTAAATTCTTTTAATCTTTTATCGCACTCTTCAAAAATTCCGCCATTTTCATAAGTTAACATCTGATATTGTAGTTTATCAACATCTTTTCGTAAGGTTTTATTTTCATTTCGTAAATGAGTATAACTATAATCAATAATCAAGCCAACGAAAACAACAACAACTATATTTAACAATAAATTCATAAACATCACTCCTTTATAATCCAAACAAATATCAATATCATTCCTATGGCATATACCAAAAATAGAAATGTTACACCCAAACAACACAACGCTAGAATAAAATATTTAATTATGACATTTAAAACACTTATCACCTTATCACCTTCCTATCTACTTTTAATGCTGAATTGTCTATCAACTAGTACGATACCACCTGGCACATGCGTCTTTTTTAAACAATCATTAATAACATTCCCAACTCTAAAGTTATCATATGTTACATTTTGTTTAGCTTTTTGTGTCATGCCGGCGCATTTTACGTTCAAATAATAGCAAACTCCCCCGCGAATATAATACAACTTATCTTTACAGTCATTTTCACTAATAAATTCTTGCTGGTGCTCAACATATTCCTTATAACTGATTTCAATTTCTTCAACGTAACTTTTAGCGCCAATGAAATAAGAACGATTAAACACAGATTCTAAGCCCCAATATCCTAATTCTTTATCATCAATAATATCTTTTATTGCGTCCGGAACTTTTGTACCAACTAGATGTATTGAATCCGTGTCAATATATGCGACTCTATGTATACCTACTTTTTGAGCGGTACTAATTGTATATTTACGCGCATATGCGGTAACAAATTCTCCGTAAGGTAAATAAATAGGGTCTCTAAATTGCTCATCAATAACCTCTTTAACATCACCATCTTCATAAGTAGTATACATAGGGTCATGGAGTCTTAACACGCCGTCATTCTTATCAATAAAAGGAATTTTAGGAGTGACATTTGGGTTCGTTGCGAATTTTCCATACACCGAATTTAATTGTCTTTTTGCAATAAACCTTTGTGCACCTTTAGAATTCTTTTTAATTTCCATTTGCTCATCAATAAATTGTCTAGCCATACCTACACACCCCCTAAATTTATATCCATTGATAAACTCCACATCATAAATATCATATTGTTCATTAAATAACTCCCAATCAACACTTGTGACAGTCATTCTCACGATGTCACCATTTGAACTAGTTACATATTTTTTACTACCAAAAAATCGACTAAACTTATCTAAGCTAATACATGGTATATGATCTTTTTTAATGTCAAAAGCGAAACTAATAACGCCTACCCATAGCGGATATTCATTATCTTGTTGATACTCACCCTCAAAATAAACAGGTGTATTATACGGTAATAATTCATAATACATACGACTAGGAAATAACGAATTTACATCAAATACAATACCTTGTCCAATTTCTTTTTCTTTTAGTTCCGGGTTTGCCCACACGAAACCACCACTGTAAGCCGGTCTTAAATCAGTGTCCACACTCATTTCTAATGGTGGGAATATCTTTTCAAATGACATAGGTAACGTTTTCTTGAATGCGTCAAAGCTACAGCTAGTAGCTGTCATTTTGTTAAAACCTAATTTAAAGCATTCGTTTAGTGCCATGCCTTCAATATCAATATCATTAAATAAATAATCAACTTCATGTTGTGTTAGCTCGTGCCCTATCTCACGTTTAGTCTTATAATCTAACTTTAATTTTCGTATTGGTAAATTAAAATCATGTGCAATTTTTTCAATTGAAAAAGGTATCAGCTTGAAACTATCCCATATGGTTGTTTTTGTTGATCTATAAATTGAATATTTCCACCATATTTCGATGGAATACCATAAACCCGTATTCGATATAATTGTTTTAAAACATCCGGTTTTAGGCTTATCCGAATATTCATAACCATTACTTAAAAGCCAGCTTACAATAAACTCACCATCAAAAGCTAAATTATGAAAATATAATTTACGTGTTTTCTGTTTACACCATTCAATGAAACCGTAAATACTATTCCCATATTCTTTCACGCTTGAATCACTAACAAAACTTGCGCCCCATGCCCAAACTCTACAGTCTAAAGGGTCGGTTGTAGTCTCAAAATCGCAAGCCCATATTTCTTTAAGCTCTTTTTTCTTTGACATACTACAACCCCCTTTACATTATTTATACTTAACAACACCACCGCTAACATAGGCGCGTCCAGTAAACACGGCTAAACTTTCTTTTACATCTGACATATCCGTTCTAATATTTTTACTTAATTGTTCATTAACAAACATCTGATTTTGTGTGTATTCCCTTGACATATCTATATAGTTAAATACTGAGACCGCTTTACGTTCCTGATAAAACCATTGAATTAATTGTTTATCTGATAAAGATTTAATATCTTTGATTATTTGTTTACCTTCTTTTTTAGTGATATTACCACCTCGTATCTGTTCCTCTATTGCGGTTTTATAATTACTCCTTAAATTCTTTATCTTTTGATTTTCTTTTTTCGTGTTCCTTCTTAAACTTTCAATTCGATTATCTAATTGTTTAGGATATCGATATGAATTAATATTTACATGGTGAACCTGTTCAAAAAATCCGCCTCTATCATCACGTAATGTACTTCTTGCACTCTTAACACTAACCGGTGTTAAAATACCGCCTTTAGTTTCATTTAGTTTAGATAATCCGACAGACTTTGAAAGTTGCTTACGTTGCTTATTTTGCTTATCAATTAATTTATTAGCTTTTTCAATTTTATTTCGATTAAAAACAACACCATATTTATTTTCGATGTATCTATTTTCTTTGTTGAATTTTTCAATCGAACGCAAATACTTGTTAAACTCTTTACGATCGTTAAAATCTTTAATGGTTCGAATGTCTGTGAACACAACATCCTGTCCTAAATTTTGCGCTTTTGTAGCAGTTCGTTTAGCGCTTGCTATAGCATTTCTTAACCGCTTAACATCCTTAAACGATTTTCGCATTTTAGCCATTTTAAACACCCCCTTTTAAGTCAAAAAATAAAAGGGTGTTTGGCTAACACCCTTAATTTATTAGGCTATTTAACAGCCATGCTTAAATATTTGTTTGAACTTGAATTCGATTTTTTCTGAATGATTGTGACACATACCGGTTCTTTCGTCCAATCGTAGTTAAATACCTGTTTTAATTGTTTCAATGATTGTAAGAAAGGTTTACTATTTGTAGCATATGCCTTACCTTCTTTATCAATTACAGTGATTAATTTTGAACAAATAATTTCACCTGTTTTTTCATTTTCCTTTTCTACATCTTGCACGATATAACCAGTCAAATACAAGTCCTTACCTACTTGATCACTTAAACCCTCCGCATTATTTACCGCGTTGAATAAGTTAACACGTTGCTCATGTGTCATGTCATCAGTCACAACTAAGCCTGTATTTTCCATTGCCATTACTTCATTTCCTAAATTTTCCATTTTTAATTTTCTCCTTTTAATTTTAACGTTGCTTTTTCAATTAATTTATTTCAAGTTGTCTAATTTTGTAGTAGCATAACAATTTACAACCTATACGCTTTTGAGTGAAGTCATAACACTTTAATATTTTACATTGTACACCTCCATTAATTCATCATATTTCATATTTATTAATACAAACCACATAACTAACATTATAATCATCATTATAATGAAATTTATGTATCTGTTTGACACCTTATAATATTTAAAATTACCTTTGCATTGTTGATAAATTTGATATACAGATAATACTACACAGATAAACCAACTTGCAAGTATTAAATCATTGTAAATACTCATATCCGCGTCTCTCATTCTCTTTAATCATATCCTCAAGTGATACAGCACCTTGCAAAACCTTACGTTTAAATAACGTCATAGTGTTATAGCGAAAAGAATAACTAGCTATTACACTCTTTGAATTTAATTTACGAATATCCATTCTTATTAAATGCCTACGCTGATAAACTAAATGAAAACCAAGTTTATAATCACATAAATACGTCTCTATAATATCAACAATTCTGTTAATATTATCCATAGTCATATCACTAGGATTATGTGAATTTTTGTAAATCCTACTCATAATTATCCCCTCCTTCTTTACACCCATATTATAACACAAGTATTCTAGAATACAAGTGTTTTTATAATTTCACATAATCCACTAC